GGGGTTCGAATCCCCGATGTCTCACTGAAAAAACCGTTATTCAAGAATCCATTGGATAGCGGTTTTTCTTTGTGTTTTCAACGTTTTTCCGGTGTGCAATGTGGAAAAATCCTCTCAAAAAATGTACATCTGTGTATGAGTAAGTTGAACAAAGTAAATGTCCTTTTTCTGTCCTTTTTGGGTTCTTCCGGAACAAGATGTCCTTGTTTTGTCCTCAAAATCCGATCGCATTTTCCACTGCTTCTCCCGCTTTTTCCTGTTCTTCAATGATATGGTCATAGACGCTCAATACCATCTTTTCCGTGTCTCCCATTAGTCGGGCAATCTTCTTAATGGAGATCTTCGGGATCTGGTAGCAGAGCTGTGTGCAGTAGTTGTGCCGGAACACATGCGCTGTCAGTCCCGGTACCAGATTCACAGCTTCATTCCCTCCGGCTGTTACGTTGATTTTCCGGACAATTGACGCCCACATTTTCCGGTAGGCTGATTTTGTCATGACTCCGCCGCCCCGTGACTTCTGGATCAGGTATCCATCTACTCCGTGTAGGTACTCCTGTAGGAATGTGTATAAGAAGTCCGGCATGGGAACATCTCTGTATCCGTTTTCACTCTTCGGACACTTCGACACAGGGTTGTTTTTGTCGAATACCACGGCACTGTGTATGCGTACAGACCGGCTTTTCATGGATATGTCCGTGCGGCAGAGCGCCAGAGCTTCCTCCCGGCGCAGTCCCAGACCGTAGATCAGATACACGAAGCACCGCTCCCGATCAGTGAAGTCTGCTTCCTTAATAGCTTTCTTCTCCAACGCCGTCAGCGGGCGTTTGGCGGGACTTTTGTACTTCACCAATGAAATACCGTCGCATATATCTTTGTACGCTGCATCTGGCAGCAGTCGGTCAGCAATGGCACTCTTGATAACCTGCCGGAACGTGAGCGCAATCTGTTCGCAGGTCCGTGGCTTGTCTATGTTCGCATTGAGCACCTGTTGGAAGTGTAACCGGCTGATCTCTTGCAGCTTCACGTCGGATAACAGAGTCAGCTTTTTCTCGATCACATTATCATACATGCTCCGTGTGTTCAGCTCCGTGGCACATTTGTAGGTCTTGAACCACTGCCGGGCGTACTCCACGAACAGGACATCATCCGTCCTGGTGATCTTCCGTTCTTCCACCTGCCGTCGAATTTCCTCGACCTGCCGTTCCAGATCCCGGCTGGATTTTGCACTCTTTACGTTGATCCGGTGTTTCATTCCGTCTTTGTTGTAGGTTCCGTCCCATACCTTTGTTCGGTAGTATCCGTCCTTCCCTTTTTGATATTTTTGTGTAGCCATCCTCATATCCTCCTAAAAATGGGTATAAAAATACAGCCAGCAATAAAAATTGCTTGCGTGGCTGCGCTTCTGGTGGTACACTATATTTGTGATCGCACATCACACAACAAATATATAGGCGTACCACGAAAAGACGCTTATTAGACAGTTTTGGAGTCCTCCTGTTGGCGCAGGGGGACTTTTTCTATACTTTTATCTTCTCCATTAACCGGTTCAGTTCATCCCGATCCCATAAAAGAACATTGGTCTTTCCAGCCAGATCTATTGCAGATTCCGTGAAGTGCTGATTTGTCAGCACCACCGGTACATGGCAGTTATAGTATTTTGCACCGGCATAAGCTTCCTGCACAGCCTTGTTCCCGATGTCTGACGCATATCTTTTGCACTGTATTCCGTATTTCACTTTGTGCTTATAAGCTATAATGTCTATACCTTGATCTCCGCTTCCGGGCGTCACCTCGACATCCTCGTATCCATCTTTTCTTAACAGATCCGCGCAAAATTCTTCAAAATCATGCCCATCCATATTATCAACAGAGCTGCCTATCCGGTTTTCCAACAGATCTATGTACAATGATCTGTTTTCTTGCAAATCCTCTAACATTTTTGACGGAAGAATGGTAAAATCAAACAAATCTTCTACCTGCGATAACAAATAGAGTATCTGACTTAGTTCATTCATAGACAGAGCAAATTCTTTTTTGTCTGTTGTAGATGTGATAATCTCCATCAGCTCATCCACTCGCTTCAATTTCTGCGTGGCTCCATCATATGTGAGAGAAGAAAGAAATACGTCCTTTTCGTTAGAATTCTTTTCCTGGTTTTGGTTTGCACCTTTACTTTCTGGCACATTTCGGTCGACATCCTGGACGATATTTTCTTTTTGATCGTTTTCGTTTTCTGCTTCTTGGATAAAATCTTCTTTTTCGGAAGGTTCTGAAGCATTTTCATTTTCTTCTATAGTGTTTTTCGATTTTTGCTTTTTGATATCAATATATTTGGCAAAAAACTTAAAAAATCTTTTCAAGAAGTATATTGCAATTTCCGCCGGAATTACAAAAACAATGTAAACCGCAACCATTATTGTAAACCATTCGGATATAGTAATTGGTTTGCCATCAACTTGTGCTCTCGAAAACAGAAGTCCAATTAAAATGTAAAAAAGTGTAACTGGAATGTTAAAGATCTTTTTGAAAAATTTCATAGTTTCTTAAAATTCAGTAGTCTCTCCGTACATCCTATCAATCGTGCCAGCTGTCCAACAGTCATGCCTGGGTTGTCCAATATCGCATTATTCGGAATGAGCAACTCCGCAGCAAAGGCATTCGCCTGCATTTCCGCCGTATTCTTAGGCAATGATTTCTCCCAGCTGAAAAAATAATAGTCGTCTTCGTGCAGAACAGCATGTCCCAGTTCGTGCGCGGCTATGACATTTTTTGCACTGAACGGGCAGTCACTATTGATGTATATGAATTTGTTTCCTGCTATCCTTAAACAACACCCGGAGATATTCCCCAGGGGTCCTGTCTGGACATGAATGCCCAGATATTCCGCGATTCGGAAAGGATCTTCTGTATCGTATCGTTCCTTTAGCTCTCTGGCTATCCTCTTCGCATTTTCCATATATCTTTTACTCCTTGCTCTTTTCAAGTAGAGCTATTGAAATCCGAACCTGCTGCAAAAGTAACTCAATGCTTTCTTTGTCCGCAGGCTTTCCATCAAAATATAGAGGCTTTTGTTTACCACTCAATAAAAGTTTCTCTAAATTAAGATATTCCTCTTTTAGATCTGGGTCTTTTATTTCTGATACATTGGACTGATCCTCCTTTCCGTTTATAAGCTCACCAACAGTTACGCCAAAAAGTTTTGCAATCTTTTCCAATTTATCGTTTTTTGGTGTACTTCTTCCGCTTTTCCAATCAGAAAAGGTCGATTTCCCTATACCCGTTTCTCTGGAAACATCCGCATCACGCATACCTCTTGCATCCCGTAGATTGCAATAATTTTCGTACATGATTGTCCCCTTTCAAAAAAAGTTCTGAAATCCGTACAAAAAGTATTGACAAGTTCTGAAATCCGTATTACAATAGCCTTACAAAGTTCGGAAATCAAAACAAGCCACCATCTTGTCGGTATATTCTTCTCGCAATTTGTATTATACCGGATTTCCGAACTAAAAGCAATAGAAAAGTTCGGAAAGGGGTGAAAAATTGTATCAGAAATATGTAGAGCTGCGAGATCAGAAAGGAGTTACTGATTATCGGGTAGCTTGTGAGACTGGAATTACAAAATCTACCTTCACTGATTGGAAAAGCGGAAGAAGCGAACCGAAGTTAGATAAACTTCAAAAAATCGCAGATTATTTTGAAGTAGGAATTGATTATTTTATCGAGTAAGGAGGAAAAAGTGAAAGGGAACGATGCAGCTGTTCTTGCGGCTATGACAATTAAAGCATTGAATGAAGAAGTGAAAAAACTTCGGGAAGAAAACGAAAAATTGAGAAAAATGTTAGGAGGAAAACAGATTGGAAAATTTACAGATTTTTAACAGTGAGGAGTTCGGACAGGTTAGGACAATGGTAATTGACGGGGAACCGTGGTTTGTCGGAAAGGATGTAGCGGAAGCGCTGGGATATGCGAAAGCAAGAAACGCTATTGCATCACATGTACAGGATGAAGATAAAAAGGATGCCCCGATTCAGGGCGACCTTGGCGGAACTCAGCAAATGACCATAATTAACGAATCCGGTTTATATGCTCTTATCTTTGGCAGCAAACTTGAATCTGCAAAACGGTTTAAGCGCTGGGTAACATCCGAAGTTCTTCCAACAATCAGAAAGACTGGAGGCTACAGTAAGCCAATGACGGAAGCAGAGCAGATCCGATTGCTGGCGAAAGGAGCCACGGAGCTTTATGAGCGGGTAGATAAGGTAGAGATAAAGATTGAGACTCTGGAAAACGACATGCCACTCTATGGATGCGAGATTGAGGAGGTTTCCCAGCACGTAAGAAGGAAAGCCGTGTCAGTCCTCGGAGGTAAAGACAGCGAAGCGTACAACGATGGAAGCATCCGGTCACTGGTATTTTCTGACATTTACACGCAGCTCAAACGGGAATACGGATTGGTTACGTCATATAAGAGTATCAAGCGTAAATACCTGGCAGACGTTCATGAGTTCATTGATGCCTATGAGCTTCCGAGAGCGCTGGAAGAACAAATCAACGATGCAAACGCCCAACTTAATATGATTAAGAGTTAATGAGTGAGGAAAGCGGAAAGGAGAAATATGCAGGAGGTTGGACTTGAAAATTTACGCTGTGCAATAGTGATCCGGGCAGTACAGGATTACGCCGAAGCACTCCGGTACTTGCACCTTCCTGCACACAGGCAGGAGGAAGAGAAGTTCCGCAAGGCGAAGTACACCCGGGAAGAATGTGAGAGATTCTTCCAGTCTGACTGGTTTACGGTTCTGTCCGATATGGACGGTCCGCAGATGATGGAAGCGGTCAGAAAAAAAGCGTACAATGGACGATTTAATAAATTAAATTATCCATAGGTTACGCAAAAGAAAAACCATAGGTTTTTGAAATGCAAAACCATTGGTTATGAGGTTTTGAAAACATGGTTTTTTAGATGTTTTCTGGAAGTGAAAAATAAATCGAAAAGCGAAATTTCATTTTTGAGTTCAGAAAAAATGGTTACGAACAGCTAACCAAAAATGAGAGATTCCAGAAAACGTTGAAATTACAGCATTTATCTATATTTTATCCGGTGGTTATTAACTGAAAAACCATAGGTTTTGAAAAACAAAAACCATAGGTTATGCAAAGTGAAAACCTAATGTAAAGGAAAAGGTAAAGGTAAATGTAAAAGAAAAAGATAAATATATATTGTGCGTTTTGCGTGATTGGAGGGCGTAATGCAGTACAAGAAAAAGATCATGAGAGCGTCGGAAATTGAGCAGGAATACGGCTACGCTAAGAGTAGTATATCTAGACTTATTCACATGCCGGGTCAGACGTTCGCATTCAAGCTCCACCCGGAGAGAAGGAACTCACCGGTGCTGATCGACACCGAACGGTTTGAGCGGTGGAGACAGAGGAATACCTGCTAGGGAAAAGATAAGCATGTCATAGCTAGGGCATAGTTATGCGAGACATGGAGTAGCCTATTTAGCAACGGAACAGAATGGCGTAGATCTGAGACGCAGAGCGGTGCCAAGGAGCAGCCAAGATTTGAGATGCAAAGGAGCGGAGTCGCACGGACTTGCCGTGCTTTGCAATGCGACGGAATAGAGAAGCGTTGAAAGAGCTGAGTTGCGAAGGAAAAGCAAAGAGAAGAACAGCTCGGCAATGGAAAGGTGTTGCAGTGATTTGCGGAGGCAGAGCTTGGCGAAGAAAGAGAAGAATGGCAAAGGAGGGGCGTGGAGAGGAAATGGAATAGCGTAGACCCGAGGTGCGTTGCAATGGATTAGCATTGAGTTGATAAGCAGCGGCAAAGGTAGCATAGCAAGGAATAGACAAAACAGGAGGAAAGAAAATGAAGGAGATCAAAGTAAAATTAACATTTTTGGAGGAAGTTCTGGGTACGGCAAGTGCTGACAAAGAGATTCATGACAAGTTTATCGCGGCGAATGCCCCGGATGCACCAAGCCGGAAAGAAGAGATCGAGGCTCTGGGTGTTGAAGAGGTTATTGAGAAGTCCATGACGGTGTTCCCACGGAATGCGGAGGGGAAACCGATCTTCTGGGATTACCAGATCAAGGGATTTTTCAAGGATGCATGCGGAATGCTTCGTAAGGTTACCAATTCTGCCAGCAGTAAGATCAAGGCGTACAAGAAAGAGATCGACGGTCTGATTTTCGTAAAAGAACGTGAGATCCCGATTATCTTTGATGGCGAGATCGGAAGCTGCCAGAGACCATTAAGAGCACAGACGGCACAGGGCGAACGTGTGGCGCTGGCAAACAGCGAAACCGTTCCGGCAGGAAGCACGATTGAGTTCACCATCCAGCTGATGTGCGACACGCACGAAAAGGCCGTGAGGGAATGGCTTGACTATGGAGTTTTCCGGGGGATTGGACAGTGGCGGAACTCAGGTAAAGGCAAGTATGAGTGGGAAGAACTGGACAATAAAGGGAACGTGATCGGAGGGAACAGAAGAAAGCATTGAAGAGTAGAGTAACTGAACAATGGGCGCCCCGGAGGTGATGGGAACACCATCCGGAGCAATGCACCCACATTGCGAACACCAATGCGGATACAGGTTAATTTTAGCACATATCTCCTGTATCGGCAAGAACAGGAGGTTTACATGAAAAAAACACAAACGGATGAAAAAACAGTAAAAACATGGGACGAGGTACGCGAAGTACTGGCCACCGAAGTAATCGGACAGGCGAGAAAGCAGACAAAACGCTGGATGATGGCATTTCTGGTGGCGCTGGCATTGCTGATAGGCAGCAATGTGGCGTGGGCGTATGCGTACACCACAGCAGTAGAACAGGAGGCGGAGTGATGAAGTTATATAAGATCCTCTACGGGATCGGGATTTTCACGGCATTGTTCGGTTGCATGACACTCTGCGGTGCAATCGAATGGCGAACCAGTCTTGTTCTGCCACTGGTTATCACAGCAGTAGGCGTGGCGTTTTTCCTGGCAGGTTACCGGGAGAGCGGCGGGTATTTCTAGGAGGCGGACATGAAATTTTTGGATGAAAACAAATGGCCAATCATGATGCTGGCAGGACTGGCATTCTGGTGGCTGATATGGAGGATTGGAGCATGAATGAGAACGAAGAGAAAACAACTGGTTATGCATCAGATAATAGCGGTATCAACCTGTGGACGTATTCCCAGAATGTGAGAATGCAGTACATGATTGACCTGTTCGACAGAATGAGCAGAGCCAAAAGAGGCATGAACATCAATGATGCCAGGATGATATTTGAGCTTGACCCACTCCCGGAAGAACCGGCACCGCCGTGGGAGCAGGAATTTGACCCGGGTGAATCACCGGAGGCGGTATGATGAACGGGTACAGATGTGACAGCTGCGGACAGTATCTGAAAGACAGTGACGGGTTACTGTGTGAGAAGTGCTTGCGGAATATCAGAGTCAGGGTGCAGAAGGGCAGGAGGCTGGATGCACTGCTGATCTGGAAAGAGGAAAAACAGGAGGAGATCTGGGAATGACGTTATATGAAATTGATGCAGAAATCATGGAGATTATTGAGAATGCGGTTGATCCGGAGACCGGGGAGATCATTGATGAGGTGGCAATGGCAAGCCTTGGAGATCTGGATATAGCAAGAGAGAAGAAGATCGAGAACATGTTGCTCATGGTGAAGAATCTGGAATCTGATGCCGAGCAGCTGAAAGCCGAGAAGCTGGCATTTGATCAGAGGCAGCGTGTGGCGCTGAATAAGGCGGAGTGGTTGAAAAAATGCGTGCAGAATTCGCTTGCCGGTGCAAAATTCACCACGCCAAGGGTGGCGGTCAGCTACCGGAAGAGTACAGCAGTGGAGTTCACCGGAGATGTGCAGAAGCTTCCTGAGGAGTGCATCAAACGTAAGGAGCCAGAGGTAGACAAGACAGCGCTCGGAAAGCTTTTAAGAGGCGGCACAAAGATTCCGGGAGCAAGACTGATAGAAAGACAGAATATGCAGATTAAGTAGGTGGAATGATGGAGGAAAAGAACAAGAACATGCAGCTGTACAATCTGGGACGTGAAGTCCCGGAGGAAGCTAAAAAGGAGATCAAGGGCGGCCGCATGAAGGGCATGACGAATATCAACGCCATGTGGAGAATAAAACGTCTCACGGAAATGTTCGGTGCATGCGGTGTAGGTTGGTATTACAAAACTATGAATCAATGGATGGAAAAAGCTGAGCAGGAAATAGCAGCATTCGTGGACATTGAACTGTATGTCAAGGTTGACGGAGACTGGTCGGCACCGATATACGGAACCGGGGGAAGTAAATTCGCGGCAAAGGAAAAAGACGGAATCTACGTATCGGACGAGTGCTACAAAATGGCAACCACGGACGCCCTGTCAGTAGCGTGCAAACAGCTTGGGATCGGTGCAGATGTCTATTTTTCTGAGGACAAAAACAAATACGACGTTGAGGTTCCGGCTGAGATTGAGCAGGTTACCGCCATTGATTACATGGCAGCAGAGTTGAACGTCAACCTGCCGAAGTTGTACCAGAAATATGGAATGAGCAGAGAGAATGTCACGGAGCGGATCGCGAAAAAGATATTCCTCTCGCTGCTCAACGAAAAAAGAAAGCGTGATGTGAGTGCACACACTAACGGAGATCCAGAAAGTCCGCCAAACAGAACAGGGGACGGATCTGATAATACACATACCAGACCTGCAACTGCTGGAAATGCTGACAGAAAAAAGAATCCGGCAGGCAGAAATAAGGTTTGATGATGGGAGGCATATCTCGATTGAGCAGAGAAAGAAAGCTTATGCTACGATCCGGGACATTGCCGCATACACCGGGTATCTTCCGGAAGAGCAGAAAGAATGGCTGAAATATTTGCACATCGCAAGAACCGGATGTGAGTATTTCTCTCTATCGGACTGCACGATGGATACGGCCAGAGAGTTCATCAATACGATTCTGGAGTACGCCATCACAGAAGGTGTGCCGCTGACGGACGCAGGAGTGGACAGGACGGACGATATAGGCAAGTACCTGTATTTCTGCTTGAAAGCAAAAAAATGCTGTATATGCGGCGCTCCAGGCGAGATACACCACGTTGATGCAATCGGCATGGGTAACGACCGACGGACATACGACGATTCGCAGTGCCGGAAGATGTGCCTGTGCCGGAAACATCACACCATGTGGCATCAGATGGGAGACGAAAGATTCCAGAAAATGTACAAAGTGTACGGAATCCCGATGCCAGAAGAAAAGTCCTCCTTGGCCGAGCAATAATATATCACAGTAATATTGTAAGCCATTGAGTATAGAAAATCCGATTGTTTTCTCATCCGGCGGCTATGACCGCCGGG